ATAATCCTGATGTGTACTCCGATCGCTTTGATCATTGGTTTAGAACCTTTAGCGGTGAGACAGGATATCACTTGCCTTTGAGAGACGAATGGGTGTATAATAAGGCTTTACAGTTACTTGCAGGGGAACGATAATGGATGTAATAATGATGATTGAGCTGGTTGTGTGCTACGCTGTTGGCACCCTCTTTGGGTTCTGGACGTCAAGATCATACTGGATGTCAAGAGGGGCATCTAAGCTCTACGACGTCATGCAAGAGAAGGGGTTGATTGACAATGACGGGTAAGTGGCATGGGGGCAAAGGATCTCAATACCGGCCAGTAGACAAAGCGAAGTTCGAAGACAACTGGGATAAGATTTTTGGTAATAAGGAAAAAGATAATGAGCAAAGCAGGAAAGGTTTGGGGAACGACGGAACTGATGGAAGCCAACGGAGCTCTGGAGTTCCATCGGATCGAGATGACTGAAGGTGGCGTGTGCTCTAAGCACCTGCACGAGTTCAAATGGAATGGATTCTTTTGTGAGTCTGGTAGAATGATTGTCAGAGTCTGGCAGAACGATTATGATCTGGTGGACGAGACTATCCTTGAGGCTGGTGACTACACTAAGGTTAAACCAGGACTCTATCATCAGTTCGAATGCTTGGAGGATGGCGTAGCGTTTGAGTTGTACTGGGCTGAGTTCAATCATAACGACATCAAGCGTGAGAGCGTTGGGTACGATCGTAGTGCTAATGTTAACACAGATATGATAATAAATCCATTGTGGGATATGTCTGGTGATGGAGTAGATCCTTGGAGACCGTATGATGTGTCGGATATCATAACAACGGGTAGTGCTACTTTGACGGATAGCATTACTACAATAACAATCAGCGACGTTCTTACCGATGACGAATAACGTATTGTTCTTCAGTATCGAAGAGTTTGTGATGGGCTTCATATATGCCTTGATACTGGTATGTCCTTTGGAATGGGTATTCGTATTAGTTGGGTTCATTCCAGAGTTCGATACTGCTGCGGCATTGTCAGTAAGTGCTGCTTTATCTTTAATCAATTTATGTTATGCATTATATCATATACAATTGTTTAGTGAGGAGGAATGATAGTATGGCTTCGAAATCAAAACTGAAGAAGATGGCTGCTATGAAGCGAGAGCGCGAGCATGAGCAGGTTCGGATGTTGAAAGAGAAGAGCAAAGAGCTCAAGCGATTGGGTGTTCATCCAGATCAAATTATCAAGCGTGATCAAGAACGTGCAGCTGATTATTACTATCAGCGTCGTCGTAAGAAGATCGAACTGAGGCCTGTCATTCAGACTGGGGTGTATCGTCGAGAGACGCCTACCTATCCTAGCGTCATGACCATTGGCGGACAGCTCACAACCATCTAATATATTTTTTTATAACCCCTTGATTGCATTGGAATATATCCTCTAATGTTTTCAAGGGGTTACCTTTGTTTGAAATTATTTTATATCTCCTTGTTTTGTAACGACTTTAAAAGTTGACTTTTTGGTTTAGATACAATATAATATCTACATAATTAAGGAAAAGGAGAAAGACATGAACGCATCTAAAAACGTGCTTGGTTATTCGATCATTGCTGACGGCATCGATGCCGGTCGTTACGCTACTGCAGAAGTAGCAATGCAGTCATATTCAGATGAGCTGTATGGTTTTATTTCGGACATCTCCAAGGAAGCTATGGGTGTCCGTTGTCGTTTTGATCCTACTCAGGTATCTTTCGCTGAGCTTGAGGCGGAGTGTGATTACTGGTCTAACCAGCTTCGCAGAGATGGTGAGCAAGAGAAGCGTCAAGAGGAAGAGGCTCTTAAAGCATACATGCAGTACGCTCCTGATGAGGAGACCGCTAGACGTTGGATTCAAATGTAGTTGACTTTCTGAGTCAAAGCAATTATAATTACTATACAATTAAATAATGAGGAAATGAAATATGTCACATATGGTTGAAACAATGGCTTACGCAGGCGAGACTCCTTGGCACGGCTTGGGCGTTCACGTTGAAGAAAATCTTGGCGTCAAGGATATGATGAAGGCTGCTGAGATCGATTGGGGTGTTGCTAAGTCTCCAATGTTCTATGACGTGAACGGCAAAGTTATTAACTCTGGTAAGTTTGCCCTCCTTCGAGAATCAGATAATCAGTTCTTAGATACAGTGTCTGATACTTGGGAGCCTTGTCAAAATGAGGATGCATTTGCTATCTTCGAAGAGTTTGTAGAGGCTGGGGAGCTGGAAATGAATACAGCTGGCTCGCTAAAGAATGGTCAGATCGTGTGGGGGCTTGCTAAGATGAAAGAACAGTTCGCCCTTTTCAACGATGATGTTACAGAGCAGTATCTGCTACTGGTTAACCCTCATAAGTTTGGACAAGGCATTCATGTGCGCTCGACTCCTATCCGAGTTGTCTGCAACAACACATTGTCCTTCTCATTAGGAACACACTCTGCAGCAAAGTCTACACAGAATCACCGTCAGGCTTTCGATGTGGATGCAATGAAAGATGCGATCGGTATCGCTAAAGCGAAGTTTGAGTCTTATAAGGAAGCTGCTGAGTTTCTTTCAAAGAAGAAGTTCAATGTCGTTACTCTTGAAGACTACTACGCTAGCGTGTTCCCTGGCTACTCTGCTAAGAACGAGTCGGGTGAAAAGATCAAGCTATCTCGAGCAGCAGAGCGAGCTCTCGAAGTGTTAGAGCATCAGCCTGGCGCTGAGTTTGGAAAGGGCACATGGTGGCAAGCATTCAACGCTGTCACGTATATGGCTGACCATGAGCTTGGCCGTAATGCCGACTCGCGTTTACGATCTGCTTGGTTTGGTATCAACAAGGATCGTAAGAACAACGCACTGCAGCTAGCTGTAGAAATGGCGGAGGCTGCATAATGGGAGACTACATCTACAAGGTGACAGGCAAGACTCGCGTCTTGCCTTGTGGCACTAAAGCCAACATTGCTATTTTTGCATACAAGCCTTATACGGAACGTATGTTTGATGATCACGGTAAAAAGATCAACAGGAAGCTCTACTACGAGACCGGATGTTACCGCGCTGACAAGTACGCAGAGAAGAATCCTAACTACACCGGGTTCGTAACAATTCCCGCAGACGAGGATTGCTACAATGAAAAGTATGATATACCTATACCGTTAGATGGTTGTGGTCACTTCAGCGACTCGTGGTATGATTATAAGATGAGTAAAATAATAGAAAAAGGAAATGCATGTATAATAAATTAATATTGACAGATGCTGATGGTGTACTGCTCGACTGGGAGTACGCTTTCAACATCTGGATGAATGAGAAAGGTTATAAGTTAGTAAGTCCATTGTCGTACAATGTCGGCAAGCGTTACAATATAACACATGAACAGGGAAAGGATCTTATAAAGTACTTCAACGAGTCTGCATCCATTGGATACCTACCACCCCTGAGAGATGCAATGCATTATGTTAGAAAGCTGCATGAGGAATGCGGATACATATTTAAGGTGATCACATCTCTAAGTACTCATCCTCATGCTGTCGATCTACGCAAGAAGAACCTCAACAAACTTTTTGGTACAGCAATAGATGAAGTAATATGTCTCGAGACTGGTGCTGATAAAGATGAGGCTCTGGCGCAGTACGAAGGATCAGGTCTGCTATGGGTTGAGGACAAGTACCTGAATGCGGAAGCTGGATCTCTGCTTGGTTTGAACTCTATCATAGTTGAACACGGACACAATATGGATTATAATAGTAGTATTCCTTTAGTTAAGAACTGGAAGGAAATTTATGAAATGGTGAGAGGATAGAGTTATGGATTCGGCAAAGATTAGAAATGCAATTGAAGAGATATCCAATTCGATGGTGCGCACAGATGCTGAGCGAGACCTTGTTAAGGAAATCATTAATAAGATTAATGATGAGGAGGGAATGGATAAGCGCGTTCTTAGAAAGATGGCTCGTGCATATCACAAACAAAACTTCCATGACGAAACTGCATTGAACGATGAGTTCGAAGTGGCGTTCACTAACATTATGCTCAAAGAGCAGCAGTAACATCTTACACACCCTTAGCTCAATTGGATAGTAGCAACGCCCTTCTAAGGCGTAGGTTGGTTGGGTTCGAATCCCCCAGGGTGTACCATATAAATATATTATTAGAATTCGTTGAAGCATGTAATAGGAAGTTTGGACAGGGGTTCAAATCCCCTCGGCTCCACCAATAAGGATACTCCTTCGATAAGCCGTACTCATCCTAGGAAATGGTAGCCTCCTCTGACATAACCTTTGCAAGGGTTAGTTAGGGAGTGTCCTTTTTAATGGGGCTGTTCTGGATTCGACAGACAACTGAAGGCATGTGGAGAATCGACTAACGCAGAAGGTCGTTAAACTAGAAGCAAAACTATAATCGCAGCTAATGACGATTACTATGGAGACGTGCGCCTAGCGGCGTAAACTTCATCGGGGTTCGGAGGAGCCTTGTTACCCAACTCCTCCTTTTTAACT